CATATTCTTTACCATTAATATAAAAATGGCAAATTCGTTTTCACCAAACTATTTAAACAATGTATTTCAACAATCAGTTGTTCAAGGTCCTACTGGTCCTACTGGTGCTATAGATTTAGTTGATTTAAGGAATATCACTATTGCTAATGGCAATTTAACGGTAAACGGTGATGGTAATGAAACAGGATCTTTACTAGCACAATATATTACATTACCCGATTTAACTGATAAACAACAAGAAACATACCTTTATGCAGACAATAATACATTATTGTGGGACACTGGAGTAGTAGGATTTCCTGCTGTATCAACTGACGTTATTGGTTGGGTTCCAAAATTAAGACAAGATATTTCAGTTAATCTATTGCCCGACGATGCAACCACCAGTGATATTGTTACAGCCTATAATAGCCTAATTACCACACTGTATCAAAAAGGTGTTATTTTTTCTGCTCCAGTTTTGCCTATTCAAACTCAGGGAACATTCGATGCTTTCGCAGTAGGAACAGCTACTCCATATACCGATGTTCCAACTCGTAATCAGAATCTAAAGGTATTTACAATGGAAGGAGACGAATGGCCTGTTGAGTTGGTATCTATTGATCAGATCCAGAGTGTTGTTGTGAACTTTTATTCTGGAATTAGTCGTGATTCAAGTTTTTCAAGTGATGCTAGATTTGGGTTTTCAGATGATGATTCAAAACTTGTTTATTATTCCTACCAGCGACGAATTAATCGAATTAATCCAGATATTAACGCTGTAGGATCATCTGACATTTCGGCACCTCCAAACACAACAACACTACTTACACAAAATGATATAACTATAACTGATAAGGCAACTTTATCAAGATTATTTGCTACACCTTCAGATCCAAATATAGTTAATAAGGTAGATATCAATGCATACTGGACATGTGGATATGCTGGCAATTTGATAACAAACTGTAGTATTAGCAAATTAATATTTAATTATTCATATTAAATCTTTCCTACAATTTTATGTATTGATAATGCTGAAACACCTGAAACATCTGAAACAATTTTCATATCAGATTTAGATTTTAAATTCATTACTTTTGCTATTACACCTGCAACAATAGTTTTAGGTGTATGTTCAAATTCATCTTCTGATTTCAAAGAAATTTCATATAAATAATCTAAAATCTTATCTCTTTGTGAATCATTTAAGTTTAAGGAAGCACATAATCTTTCTGCTAATCCTACTTGTGTTTGTAATACTGAATTTTCTGTTGGATTAAATTGACTAATTGCCTTACATAATGCACGAATATTTACAACGAATAATTTAGCTATTTCTTCATGACTACGTGGAGCATTATTATTACGACAAGATACAAATACGGAAGCAGCCATTAATGAACGACGAGTTTCTCCTCGAACTTTTTGTGCATCTTCTAAATGTTTATAAAGTCCACATGCATCCATAATAATAGCTTTTGGTAATCCTGCTTGTGTACATGATAATTGAATAGCATCAAATATACCCATCCATGATCTTTGACTATTTGAAGACAAAGACCAGCATGATAATCTTTGAATTGATTTTAGATTTGTATTATTTGCTGCAATACCTTTAAAAGATACCATAGAACCATATGAAGAATCAGGAAGAAGTTCAGATGTTACAAATCCTGTACGACATTGATCTTCACCTTTTGAATCTTCATAATTACGCCATTCTGCACCTTCATCTATAATTTTAGATTGAATTTCTCCACATGTCGTACATACTCTCTCACCTTCATCAATTATAAGATTATGTTGACAACTCATTTTAAGAAAATTTAATTTCTAACTTTATTTTTCCGTTTTTTCATTAGGTGAATATGATAAAGATAAATCTATTATTGAACCATATTGAGGAAATATTTTAGAAAAATGTACTTCAAATAATTCATGAAATAAATGTTTTAATTTATCTGTTAATGAATGCATAAATAAAAATACAGCAAAAATATAGAATATACCTGAAATATAATTATCAACTAAAACATCTAATTGTTTACGAACAGGAAATACAGGTGGAGCTAATTCAATTATAAGTCCACTCCAAAATGCTATAATAGACAACAAAGAAATTTCTACAGAAACATCTAAAAGTTTATAAGTCATAGATCTTTTTTCCCATTTTTCATCATATTCATCAAATAAATAATATAAAATGTATGATACAAATACACCTAAAAGAGTATAAAATATTGCTAATAATGAAGCATTCATACTAACATAAAATTTTTCTTTTGAATTCATATATGGTGGCATTCTTATATTAATCTGTGGATTTTAGAATCATTACACCTCCTCCTATCATAGCAATAGCTAAATAATCATGTAAGTGTAAAACTTCTTTGAAATAAAGAACACCAACTGTAGTTGTTGCCATAACTGATAACCCTGACCAAAGAGCATTCGTAAATGCTAATCCAGATAAAGAAAATGTTTTAACTAACATACCGCCAACACCTATATAAAATAATACACCAAGAAGAAAATATTTCCAATCTTTTATAGATGTCTTAAAACATGACATCGCACATGTTTCAAGAGCAACAATAATTAATACGTAAAATATTATCTTAAGATACTCCATTGTTTATTCACGCGACATAAAAGCAATAGTAGATGGGTCGTAAACTTGTGGACGATAATTTGTTGCTAATATAGGTTTACCTAAATCTCTAGTTTTTACTGGTTTTAACCATGAAATCATTAAATATTTAGTTTCAACTACCCATACCCAATAACCTGCTTTTGAAAATGCAGTAGTAAGATATTCCAAGGCTTCTTTTAATGAAAATAAAGGATAACCAAATACATATGTTGGAACTTCAAATACTATATATGGAGCATTAGAATTATGTATTGCCTGAGTTCTTATTTTTGCTTGAATTTGTGCTATAACAGGAATCATAGCAGCCATTCTATTTTGTTTTCTTTCTTCTTGTTCATCCCATACGTCACGAGCTTTCAACATGCTTTAATTATATTAAGTAAAGATGGTTTTACATTTCAAAAAACTTGTTTTAAGTGGTGGAGGTATGAAAGGAATTTTACATGTAGGTGCTTTAAATGAATTAGCTAAACATCAAGAACTTAAATTTCCTGATGGTGTTTGGGGATGTTCTATTGGTGCTTTAATAGGTATTTTAGTTGCATTTGAAAAACCCCTGAAAACAGAACTTCTTATGAAATATATGAAATGGAATACATTATTACCTGAACCAAAATTAAGTAATATAACTGAATCATTTAGTTCAAAAGGATTATTTCCAATGGATAAATTTTCAGAAACCATGAATGATTTTATGAAATCTGAATTTGATATTGATCTTACAACTACAAAAATTGGTGACGCTAAGATGCCTTTATATATAGTAGCTTCAAATATAACTAAAGGTATTCCAACAATATTTACAAAAGATGTTCTTTTAATTGATGCTTTGAGATGTTCTTGTTGTTTACCTTTTATTTTTAAACCACAAGAATTATATGGTCAATTATATGTTGATGGTGGAGTATTTGTTCCTTATTTAAATATGATAGTTCCTGATGGATTACATTTAATTTTAACTAAAAAAGGAGCTAAAAATATTACTCCTGAAAAAATAGATTTATTAAGTCCTATAGATTATTTAAAAACTCTTTATTTAATGTCTGTAGATCATTATAAAAATTTTAATAGACCTGAATATTTTATATTTTTAGATTATCCAAAATTATCTGCAAATTCTAATTTAGACGAGTTTGATATTGAAGATATTTTAAATCATTCTGGAAAATTATTAAAAGACTTTCTCTTCTCCAAGAGCAGAAATTAAGAATGCTCTAAATGAGGCCGTTGATGGTGGTCCTTTCATTTCATAAACCTTTTCAGATGTTTCTAATTTGAATGTAGGATATGCTTTAATTTTATATAATGCTGATTTTCCTTTATCACTTTCAGCATTGATTTCTTCCAAAAATATAGTTTTTCCTCCATACGTATATTTTCGTGTTTTTAATAGTTCTTTCATTGACGACCATGGTTGTTGGGCTTTTTTACAATGAGGACACCATGTTGTATAAAAGAACATAAATGTTGCCTGATTAGGATCTTGGTTATTTTGAATAGGTGGGTCTTCAACAATTAATTTTGATCCTGGCGCTACACCACTAAACATTTTATAGCCAAATACAACTACAACAATTAATATTAAAGGAATAACAATCGTCATAAAATTAAAGCTCTCCATCTTTGCGAAATGTAGGATATAAAACTTTTACTAAAAAACGTTGTTTCTCAAAATAATTTTTATAAATTTGTTCTTGAGTCAAACAAGGGTTTTTTATCAAAGACCATACAATCTCATTGGTTTGTCTTTCAGGTTCATAAGGTTTAGGATTAATTCTATACCATAGTGTATTTGCTCTTACAATGTTAGACATTACTTATGTTAGGATTGTTATCTATAAATTGAAAAACGGATTACTCCTAAATATATATTTAAGGAGTAATGCGGCATTTAACAGAAGTTCTTCAAGACATGCGTGAAACATTTTCTCATATGTATTTCAAACTAACTCCATCAAATAACGGTCCTGACTTTTCATGGATCCATATCACAAGCGACGACCTAGAGATGAAAATTGAAGTTTGTATTAATTACCAAGAAGAATCCGTCATTGCGTGTCTCGTACAAAATAGCGGATTCTGTCGTAAAGCATTTTCTCTGATTTTAGATACTTTTCTAGACGCTTTTGATGAGTATTAAGGGAATCCTACTAGATGAGCACCAATACCGAAACCTGCACCAGTGCGAGCAGATGAACCTACAGAAGGAGCATATACATCAAGAAGAGCAAAAGTAGCCATCGCCACAAGAGCAATCATACCAATTTCAGACATTTTTAAACCCTTGCCAGGAAGGAGATAGGCAGCAACAGCTACAGCTAAACCTTCAAGGGCATATTTTACAGCACGCGTAACTAAATCTCCAATATCAAGTCCAAGAGCAGAAGTTGTTTTTTGTTCCGGCATTTTATAAACTTACAGATAAATTATTTTTAAATAATAATGAAAAAACATTATAGATGTAGAGTTTTAATTGACTCCGAAGTAGTAAAAAAACATAAAATTTATGAACCATCACAAACAGCATTTTTTATTATGGCACATTTATACGACCCTGATGGGTGGAAAAAACATGGATATACGTTTGAAAACGTTCCTGAAAAAGAAGATATACTTATTAGATTATCTTTACCTGAAACGATTGAGAAAATTTGTGGTTTACCTAAACAACTTTCATGCGCTGAACTTGGAGGAAGATTTGTTTATTTAAATTCTGATAGATGGTTTAAAGGTTCTAAAAAAAGTAAATTATCTTTAGCTGATTATAGACATTATATGGTAAATCATGAAATAGGACATATCCTTGGGTTTGAACATAAAAAATGTCCTTGTGTAGGATGTAAGGTTCCCATAATGGTCCAACAAACTTTAGGTCTTCAAGGATGTAAACCCGACCATGGAAATGTTCGTTAAATCCTACTTTAAGAGAATCATCTATTAATAAACAAATGCCTCGTCAAGAACTACCTAAACTCGAAGATGATGGAACTCCTATTGATTATCTAGAAGAAGACGCGGAAATTCCTAATCAACGTTATTGTATTCTTTCATTTCTTTCACCTGAAAAAGTTATTAAAAGTCGTGAGAATTTCATGAACGAAAAATTTGTAGAGTTCCTTGAATACGATTGGAAAGTTAAAGGAATGGAGCATTTTGTCGCATTCCTTTCCAAAAAATATTCTGTGAAAGTTGATGATCTTTTCAAAGACCTAGAAGAATTCACAAAAGTTCATAATGCTGAAATTAAAAAAACTGATATTCTTGAACAATATCAAGTATTTCTTCTAAAGAATGAAAAAGAACTTGATGCTGAATTCAATGAAAAAGTAAATTTCCGAACAAATGTTCGCGGTGTAAAACTTCGTCGTGTTTTTGCCAATCTTGAAGAAGCTCAACAATTTGCTAAAGTTCTTCAACGTCGTTGTCCTAATGATAATTTGTATGTAGGTAAAGTTGGTATGTGGCTTCCTTGGGACCCTTCTGAACATATGATGCCTGAAGTTGAATATGCTGAAAAAGAACTCAATGAACTTATGCGTAAATATAAGGAGAATGAAGTCAATAAAGAAATCTTCTTTGAAGAAGAAAAAGCCGAGAAAATTAAAGCTCAAAAAGAAGAAAATGAAAAACGTCGTAAACAAGCTCTTGCCGATGCCGGTCAAACTGACCTAAAACAACTTGCCGATACACTTGATACTCCAGTTCATCCTTCCGAAGGTGGTATTCGTGATCTATAAATTTTCTTTAGGATAAATAATGTTAAATTCATCAGATATAACAAGAACAAGAAGATTACAAGTAGCAAATAATGATTTAAGATTTCCAAATAAACCTCATAATTTATCAGCTATACAGCAATTATGTGCTAGAAGAGTCATTGGTGGTGAACCTCCAACAAAAAGTTTACCACTAGATTTAAAATGTTTATTGAGACCAAGAGATGGAGGACAACGAAAAGTTAATAATACTCCAAGAGATAATCCTAGATGTTGTGGAAGAATATAATATTTTGATAATATAAAATGTCCGGTCGTGTTCCTGATTCAAGTGTGAGAACTGCGCAAGTAGCTGCCAATGCGTTTACCAGAGTTCAAGTTGGGTTAAAAGAAAATGGTCGTAAACCTAATAATGTCTTTGCGGCTCTTATTGCTAAAGGATACAAAATTAAAGGATTAGCTGTTCTTCGTAGTGGTCGTTAGTTATTTTTTCCTTGTTGTTTTACATGAATCCATGGACTTGAAGATTTCTTTTGAATAGCACCAGGATTATATTCATCTTGTGCTAACATTGACGATGAAAATGGTTTATTATCAATCCATAAAGAATCGCTACACATTCTAAATGATGGATGATCAGATGCTTTATACCAAAAGACCTGATCTTCTAATTTATTTGATTGGACGCCATTACATATGACAAGACATTCAAAATTTTCAGTACATTGATCCATAAATTGACAAAACATTTCAAATGTAGGAAACATTCCTGCATAATTTTCATATATACGACGTCTATTACCTAAAATTGTTTCACGCAAAATAAATACAAAGTCAACGTTTGTTCTTAAATTAGGTGTAATACCTAATGGATATTGCATAGTAATAATAGTCATTAAATCTATATGACGACCGTTCATAAAAACATATCGAGTAGATTCTTCTTTAATCCATGTTGCATCATATAAACAATCATCTAAAATTAAAAACGCTCTTGTATCTATACTTGAATTACCACCACTTCTATTTTTATCTCCATTACGTGCTGTTTTAGCACCTAATTGCCTTTTTATTACACCCATAACTATTTCAGGCTGATATTTATCATGAATTAATTTTGATGGAACCATGTGCTGAAAAAATTCATTCGCAACCTCAGTTCCTGATATAACAGTTCCAATAGGAAATGCAGATTGAGTATTACATAAAATATCACGAACTAAGAATGATTTTCCAGTATCTTTTTTACCAATAATAACTATCATTGGAGATTTTCTTGAATCCATCTCACATCTATCTCTTAAAGTTTCAATATTAAACTTTTTGATTTGAAAGTTCATCTTATTAATAGTGCGTGAATATTTAGATATTTGAATTAACTTATTTTAATAAGAATGTCAAAGAAAAAGCAAGGGACTATTTCTTTAAACGTCCACAAATATACAAATTTAAAATATCTTCAATCTTCTGCTGAATCTTTATGGAATACTACATCTATTCAACCTTTTTTTCCTCCTATCGAAAAATTATTTAAGACTTCTTTATTAGAAAACTTTTCAGAATATGGTATTAAATTTTCATCCGAAATTACAAATATAGTTTCTGAAGATACTATTTCTATTTTAGGTGGTAAAAATATTCAAATTCATAAAAAAATTTCTATGATTCTTAATCCATTTAAATTAATGGAAGGTAGTTATGGAACAAATTTATCTTTGCCTTCTTCATTTGAACAATCTACTTCAGCACATAATAAAATTCAGAATTATAATAATGCAGCTTATATAGGTTCATTAATTTCTGTTGCGTTATCTGTATCAGGATCCCACCACTTTCCTGAAACTTATGGAATTTTTACCGGCTTAAGAAAATCACATACTATTGATATTTCGGATGATTATGAAGATTTATGTGATAGATCATGGTTTTCTCAAAATATGGGTAATACGTTTACTTTAAAATTAAATGACAATATTGAGAATTCGTCTGAATTTAACTACACAAGAAGTATGCGTCCAAGTATTCAATTAGGTGAATCTATAATTATGGATTTCAATGAAGTTGAAGGTATTCAATCTAATTCAGAAATTGCAAATATGAGCCCATTATTTAATGATACAATTAAAGATGATAATGAATCCGATTCTTCATCTGTATCAACTTCTTATATTTTTGAAATAAGATCTTGTGATTCTTCTATTGTATCTGATGAAGAAGAAGAAGATGATGGGGAACCTTTTGCTTGGGCATCATTTTCAAATGTTCCAGTCCAAATTACTTTAATGGAAAAATGTCAAGGAACATTTTTTGAATTAATTACATTAAACACAGAAAGTTATAAACATGAAGCATGGTTCGCACAAATTATTCTTGCTTTAGCGTTTGCACAAAGTAAATTTTTATTCGTTCATAATGATTTGCATGCAAATAATGTTATGTATACGGAAACTACAGAAGAGTTTTTCTATTATAATTGTGGAGGAACATTCTTTAAAATTCCTACATATGGATATCTAATTAAAATTATAGATTTTGAAAGAAGTAGTTTTTCATTAAAATTAGTAGGATTAAAAGAACCTAAATTTTTTATGAGCGATCAATTTTCTTTAGATGAAGAAGCAGGAGGACAATATAATTACGAACCTTTTTATAATTCTAAATTTCCTATAATAAAACCTAATTTCTCGTTTGATCTAGTTAGATTAACCACATCCATCTTTTGGGATTTATTTCCTGAAGGTCCTTATAAAGAAAACAATTCTTTGTTATTTAAATTGTTTATGAAATGGTTAACTTTAGATGATGGTTCTTCTATCTTGTTCGGTAAAAATGAACCTAAACATGATAGATTTCATGGTTTTCATCTTTATAAAGCTATTAGTCGTTTATGTAATAATGCTATTCCTCGTAAAGAAATTATGGAATTTAAAGAATTATTTAGTATAACAGAAATCCCTGTTGATAAAAAGGCTCTTTTGATTGATTTTTAATATCATTATTAAATTATAAAAGATGTTTGGGGGTTATTTTGGTGGTAATACTCCTCCTATGGCTCCTCCTATGACTGCTCCTCCTGGGACTGCTCCTGGGGCTGCTGCTCCTCCTGGGGCTCTTCCTCCTCCTGGGGCTGCTGCTCCTGATGCTTTATCCAGCTTCATTTTTTCTCTTTCTTCTCCTCCTCCTGGGGCTCTTCCTCCTATGGCTCCTCCTCCTGGGGCTGCTGCTCCTATGGCTCCTCCTCCTGGGGCTGCTGCTCCTATGGCTCTTCCTCCTGGGGCTCCTCTTTTTTCTCCTCCTCCTGGGGCTCCTCTTTTTTCTCCTCCTCCTGGGGCTGCTGCTCCTATGGCTGCTCCTCCTCCTCCTCCTGAGGCTGGTGGCGCAGGCGTTAAAAGAAGAAAAAGGACAAAAAAACGTGGTGGTAAAAAAAGACAAAAGAGGACAAAAAAGCATTAAAATGTAGGAACGCCTACAAACATATCTTGTGTTTCAGAAACAATAGCTTGTAAAGGTTTTGTTAAGTCGGGAATGTTTTCACCAGAAGTAGCAAATACTACTCCTGCTGTTATAATTCCACCAAATACAGATAATTTACTTGCTTGTGTCCAATCAATAGGTTCACTCTTAGATTTACGATCAAGAGTATATAAAATAAAACATACGATTGCAACTGCAATTGAAGCTACTACAATCATCATTTGTTGAAAAATCCGGCAAATCTTTATAAATTTAGAACGAGCGTTTCAGTTGCCTTTTTTGTTAATTCTTCCATAGCATCTTCTTCTTCTTTAGGAGGTTCTTCTTCCTTTTTAGGAACCTCAAATTCTTTAATTTCAATTGATGCGACCTCGTCACTCATAACTAAATTTGGTTTTAATTCATCTTCTGACTCACCTAGAGATTCTTCATTATCAGATTCTGGTTCAAATGTTACACTTTTAGGAGGTTCAGGAACAATTGTTTCTACATGAGAAAAGTATTTTTTAGTTATAGTTTCCCAAGGTAAAAATGATGTTATTACTTGTTCCATACAATCTAAAATAACATTTTCAATTTCTTGACGATTTCTTGCTTGTTGTTCAGTTGAATTACCAACAGTTCTAAATAAATAAGCTACCTGCCATAATTTACGTGCTGAATGTTTATAAAGTTCATGAATAAAATCTTCCAAACTAGGTCTATCAAAATCTACATTTAGTTCTGATTTATCAGAATAATGCAATGAGGCAAATGATTTCATATATGAAATAAATACACCCATAATAAGATCATCTAAATAAGAACATTTTGAAATCTTCTGAATTCTTTGAACTTCTGTATTCAACGTTTCATCTTTCCATGATGGAATACGAGTTAACATATTCTGAAATGTTCTTAAAATTTCACCAGGTTGATTGTTTTTATCACAAAGTTCTTTTGCTGAATTATAAATACTCCAAAATCCTTCTGAAACAGGAGGAATTATTAAATTAGATAAATGATTACGAAGTTTTGACTTTGCAAATTCAGTTTCAGACATTTGTTAAAAACGTAGTTAGAATTTATTAACTTGGAAACGCATATGAAAAACGGATCAAAAAGCTTTACACATAATATGTATAAGGCAGACAAATGGCAAATGAACCAAGCATCCAAGTTATGGGGGGTGGGGGTGGGGGGGAGGAAGAGATTCGTGAATTCTCTTCATTTGACGATATGGAACTTCCTGAGAATCTTCTTCGTGGTATTTACGCTTATGGTTTTGAAAAACCTTCTGCCGTTCAGCGAAAGGCTATTGTTCCTGCGCTGACTGGTCGAGATATGATTGTTCAAGCACAATCAGGAACTGGTAAGACAGGAACATTTGCAATTACAATTCTTGCTCGTCTAAATGATAGTAAAAATACACAGGCACTTGTTCTTGAACCAACGCGTGAACTCGCAGATCAAAGCTTCAAAGTAATTAAAGCATTGGGAGATTATATGGGTGTAAAAGTTTATGCTCTTCTAAAAGGAACTCCTATTCAACAAGATATTGCAACATTGAGAGAAGGTGTGGATGTAGCAGTAGGCACGCCTGGTCGCGTATATGATATGATTAGTCGTGGAGCCCTTCGAATGGATACTCTTCGTATGTTTGTTGTTGATGAAGCAGATCAAATGCTCTCTTTAGGATTCAAAGAACAACTTATAGAAATCTTTGGTACAGGCTTATCTCCTACTGCTCAAATAGCTCTTTATTCTGCTACAATGCCACCTGATGCTCTTGATTTAACCAGGCGATTTATGCAATCTCCAGTTAAAATTCTTGTTCCTATTGAAAAACTTTCATTAGAAGGAATTAAGCAATTTCAAGTAGAAGTAAATGAAGATCCTGAAAAAGCTGAATGTCTAGATGATATTTACAAAACTCTTTCAGTTTCTCAATGTATGATTTTCTGTAATAGCTGTAAACGAGTAGAGCAGCTTGCAAAATATATGGAAGAACAAAATCATACAGTTGATATTATTCATTCTGAATTATCGCCAGAAAGTCGTGAACTAGCCTTGAAATCTTTTAAGGCAGGCTCAACTCGAGTTCTTATTGCGAGCGGACTTTTAAGTCGAGGTGTTGACGTTCAAGGTTTATCTCTTGTAATTAATTTTGATGTGCCTCGTAATATTGAAGAATATCTCCATCGTGTTGGACGAGTTGGACGATTTGGACGAAAGGGTGTGGCAATAAATATTGTGTCTAGACGTGAAAAAGGAACAATGAAAGCTATTGAAGAACATTATAAAATTGAAGTATCTGCAATGCCATCGCCAAGCGAACTTCTCAGCAGCATCTAACTATGAAAAACGGATTTTTAAACTCCAAGGTTTTATATCTTGAAATCCTTTGTTATTGTAAGAGATGAGTAGTTGCTAACGGCACAATCATAACACTGCAGACGAAGGTGGTTAACACGTATACTTGCTGCTTCCAAAAGGGGTGGTGAGCCCCCTACACATCATGTTGTAGGTAGGGCCTGGTTCATCGGGCTAGGTATGTACGGCGTTAACAACAATAGTATTGTAATCGTCTATTTTCTCCGATGAACTGGAGATATGGCCTTAGTTGGCTAACGATTCAGCTTGACCGTGAGCGGTGGGTACCTAATACGGCCCAACTGCACGGCTCCCCCACGCTATAGACTGATGAGACTTGTGTGGAATGATTAAACCGCATCGCTAAAAGTATTTTGGAATTGCTGAAGAGTATCACTGAAAAATTCGTCTGGGAGGACTATTATGATCTTGATGCCGTTGTACATACGGCCGTCGATCTGAAATCCCAGATGTCTGATGAGGAAGGGTGGGAGACCGTTGGAAAAACGGAGGAAGCTCCCCTGCCTCTGATGGAAAAAAGACCGCCTCGTTGGTGTAAGGACGGTAACACTTGTCAATGGAAAACATGCGTGTTTCGCCATGAGAAGTGTAGTTTCGGCGCGCGGTGCCGGAGCTGGCAAAACGATAAGGGTAACACCAAGACGCCTGAAAACGGCGGCTGCCCTTATGACCACAGGGACCACTCAAAACTGATTACACTCGTTCCTCGCGTTTTCGCAAATGAGGCCGACATGTGGGAAATGTTTTGGGATCACGGATTGGATGCGCGGACAAGTAGCATCGTTGACGTGAGTTCGATGTCCACAAATGCTCGGGCGGCGCTTTACAGCTGCCTAGAGATGACCCTAGATGCTGGGGTTATAACCGAGCTAGAACTTGATGGAGTAAAAACCACCAAGAATGTGTACATGAGTGGTTGGGAGGTCGACTACGAAGAAGTTTCTTCTCCTGCCAAGTGTATAGGGATGATGACCGAAGTTGCCAGGGAACATGAGAAGGCTGCTGCTGAAGGGAAAATCCTTTACTTCGACGCAAAAACACTCGATATATTCGAGGAGTCGCTTGCGATGATGACGAAGTTGAATGCTGAAGCAGCCGCTGAGAAGAAAAAGGCAAAGGAAGAGGAGTGGAAGATTCACGACAACACAGTTGCGGATAAGTTCTCTTCTTGGCGTAATAGCGATTCTGTGCCAACAGACGCACAAACCTTGGGCGGCGGAAACAAAGCCTTTGGAGACTGGCGTGTGGCATCGAAATCCAACAGCGGTTCTGCATGGACGAACGCGGCCTTTGGAAAGCCTAAGCCTAAACCCTGAAAGTTCTCGTAGAACAAGAGTGCCAATAAATGTTAATGTTTTTTGTTTAAAAACGGATTATATATTTTGGATATTTTTTAATACCAACGCGCAATGAACAACATAGTAGAAAAACTACTTCACAACAGTTCAAATGATCCACGTGAGGTTACTTACGTTGGTATTGGAAGTTATCCTTACCAAGTAAATGACCTTGTTAATTATAACGATGATAGGAATCAGATGTTTCCTTTGTTTGTTCGAAAAGCAGGCGAAGGAAAATCTATACGTGTAATTAATATTGATAGTGGATTTATTCGTGAAAACGTAATGGGAAATGAATATCTTACTTCTATTGGTCTTACACGAGTATTAACTGACAACAAAACTCCTTATGAAGTTTGGAGGAATATGCAGATTGAATTTATTATTATTCCAATGGATATTAAAGAAGAAGATAGGTATCATTTATGTTCTCAATTATCAGTTAGAACTTTTCATACAACAAATAAAATATTTATTCAAGAATTTTCAGGACGAGAACTTCTTCCTTCATTTACGAAATTTATTAATGCGCATCGCCAAAACTTAATATTTATTCGTAGGAATGTTATTTGGGATATTACTTATGGAGAAGAGTGTTCTTGTTCGACTAAACTTACAGATTATCCTAAAGTTGTTCTTTCAGATGGAGAGATATTTAATTTATGGACTTATACACATCATGATATGCTTCGTATAATTCAATCTAGTAAAAATACCACTCTTAATAATATTATTTATGTTGTATTTAAGAAGTATTACAAAGATACTATTATGAAACATCATGGTAATTATCGTAGAAGTCTAATTGGACTTTCTCGTTTATATGAAACAACTGCATATCCATATGACGCATCATCTAAAAAGATTATGACGTATATTTTAGATGAAATTGAACTTGTTGTTCATGGACTTAAAATTTTGACTAAAAAAACACAAGAAGAAATGGAAGCGTATACTAAAAAACTAATTTCATATGAAATGTATGACCCTCATAAATGGTATTCTGATGTAATGTTATACTTTGATTAAAAACGGATTATTTCTTTTCAAACTTTTTACTTGTAAGGCGACAAAAGATTGAAATGGCAGACAAGAAGCTATACGCAATCATCGAGGCAATCGGCGAGGAGTTTGGGTTTGACGTTGACGAGGCAATGGAGCTTGTTGAGGAGCAAGCTGCTGAACTTCTTGCTATGCTGGTCAAACCTGCAAAGGCTGCCAAAGAGGAGAAGGTGGATGTTGAGGACGAGGCTGTGAAGAAGATTCGTCACAATATCGAACTTTGGGAAACCAAGCTTCAAAAGGGCGACTTCAAAGATAGAGAGGCACACGTCTTAAAAATCGAGAAGGAGAAGAAGAAACTGGAAAAACTCCTGAAGACTTCTGCGCCCCCTCCTGAAGCAGCTGCCGCAAAGAAGGTGGATCCGCCAAAAAAGAAGGAAGAACCTCCTGCCAAACGTGAGAAGAGGATCAAGAAGATGTCTCCTGTTATCGCTGGCCAACTTTCCAAGATTCTTGAGGAAGAAGGTGTCGAATTCAACGAGGCTATTAAGAAGAAGTTTGCGAACGTCTTCATCGAGGACCTCTCCGAAGAAGAGTTCAAAGAGAAAGGAATGGCTGACCACATGCGCAGCTTTGCAAAGGTGGAGAAGACGCTGAGCTCAAATCCTTTTCCTCCACCTAAGAAAGAAGAGGAATGCCTTCGCGCCGTCCAGCTTCAGCAACACCGTGATGCAGCCAAACTTGGGAGTATTGGTGGTGGAGGCGGACCTGAACCTTGCACGTGTGGAAAGTGTAAGAAGTTCATGCCTGAACCTGAATCCACTGAGGATGAGGAACAATTGGAGGTTGAGTTTAACGGAAAGGATTACTTTGTTGGCAGACGTAGCGGCACCATTTGGGAAGAACAGGATGGACGCGATGTGGCAGTTGGGTTTGCAGGAGTTGGAAAGTTCAAGAAACTTGTTCTTCCGTGAATTCAATAACGCAGTTGGGGAAAACTTCTCTAAAAAAAGAATTACAGCCTAAACAAAAGAAAATAGAATAGGGGGTTACCAATTTTTTTAGTTCAGGAACTATTTTTGTCGACTTATAATTATTTGAATATTCTTTCCATGTATAATCCATTGTATCTTCATCTGTATAAGAACTACAAGAAGGAATATGTAGTTCTTCAACTATATTTTTACGCAAATATGCCATATCAAATAATTGATTCCAATATTGTTTCATTTATGTTATAACTGTGTCTTAAGTTTAAGTAGTAGCATATATACTACCTCCGTAATACAAAATTATAAAGAAGTTTATTATTGGAATTAAGTATACTGAACTGAATGGAATTAATCCTAAACAATACCATAATCCAACAGGAATATTTATATTAAAAAAAGCGTTAAATGATACACCATATTCAACTATAGTATACATTGACCAAAATAATAAATACCAACCTAAAAATTTAAAAGGAGCACTAAAAATTGACATCATAATTGATTGAATAAAATCAGTCGCTTTGGTATTCTTATTTTTTACATTTGGTGGAGCACTCATTTTCCAATTTTCACCATCGTCAAATGATTTTTGATTTTTGGAACCATTTAAAGTATATTCAACTGTTAAATTTTTCTTTTTAGAAGGATTTGGGTCAGGCAATCCAACTTCTTTAAAACCAACTTTTAAATTTATCGACCCATCTTCTTTTAAATAATTTTGAACTGCGTCTGTTACATCTTGATAATTTCCAGGATAACCATATTCTGCTTTTGTAATTTGTAATCCTGACGCTACTCTTTCTGCTGGTGCTGAAATTACTGCTGTTCCTCCGTCCTTTTCTGTTATTGTATTTACACTACCATTGTTAATTGAATATTTTATTGTTAAAGTCTTTAATTGACCTGGAGCAGGATCGTCTATACCTAATGCTGCAGGTGTAACAGGTAAATTAAGTGCTCCATCTAATATTTTAGACGTTACTTCTGCAGTAACATCTACATTAGTTGACCCTACTCCATAGGATGCTGATTTTATATTAATTCCTGTACTCATCTCTTATTATGAAGAAAACACGACATTTGCGACGCCTCCAATAACTCGTAAATAATTATATGATTCCGTATATGCGCGAACAGTATATGTATAAGCTAATGTATTTGCATCGGTCTTTGAAATAATTCTTACTACATCATTTGGAGAATATAAAGGTTTTCCATTTGGACCAATAGCATTTGGATTTACAATTGTAGGTCTAGGATTATTTGCTGTTGACCTTAAAATACATACTGAGGTTGGAGGTAAAACAATATTGTTTCCTATTAATGCTAAAGGAGGTTGAACATATGTATTTCTCAAAATAGTTTTATTAAACATTGAACCATTAATATGACCTGAAGGTTGATTTGTTCCATGGTCTAGTGAAAATGAATATGAATAAAGACCAGGAAATTTTGCAATTGTTGTTCCTTGATGATGACGATAATTTTGAATATTTGAAAAGAATTCTGTTTGTTTAGCACCAAATCTATCTTTTCCATCAATAACTATATTTGATTCTAAAAGAATATCACGCTGTGATACATTTGCAGGTAATACTAGTCCTGAAGAATATGGAACACCTGTTCCTGATATAGGTTTTATTTTAGGATTTTCCCAATTTGTATAATTATCTACATCGTTCAAAGCTTCTCTATCCGATCGTTGTGCTACCCAAACTATTCTTGTACATAAATTTCGTAAATGTAACTCCATATCATTCGATGGCCCATATTGACCATGTCTTAAAACCATATTTACTTGTGTAATTAAGAATGAATGATCTGTCTTTGCTATATGGGCCATTTCAGTATCTGTTAAGAAAATATAGTTTGCTTCAATAAATGAATTCGTTGACCATAATGCCAATGAAGGATTTGATGGAGTATTGTTTATTAATGGAGGACTTAAAAATAAATTCATTGGATATAAATCAGGTGTAGGTGCTATACGATTACCTTGTTGATTTAAAACTGTAAACATATTATACATATTTGTAAATTCAACTACTATTTCAACTTCTGAATGTTGAAGAGCTATTAATGGTAACGCTGCGCCAACATTTTCACAAAACCAAAAATGTAATGGAATAGTTAAAGTTCTTCCTTGTATAGAAGGCTCTGCTAATCCTTGAGAGGTTGAAATGGAATGTGGATATGAATTATTTCTTCCGAATGAATTAGCAGGATCGTATAATTCAGGTAAGTTTCCAATCAAATTATTTAAAACTTCTATTTTAGTTCCATTAAAAGTTAAAGCTGCATACAATTTCATCCATTCACCTGTATGTCTTACTACTTCTTGTCCGTTAATTAATACTGAAACATAATTAAGCATATTATATCCAATATTTGGTATCCATTTGAATTCATATGGGCTTGTTGTTCCAGGATGAAGACCTGAAAATATTGGAGGTAAATCTACACTTAAATAACAATCATTTAATAATTGTGCAAATCTTTCAACTCTTGTTCTTAAAGTTAAATTACCATTTGCAGGTATAGATAAATTTGTTGTTTTCCATACTAATCTAAAATGTTCCATAGCAAAATCTGTATGGCGTTTATACATGTTACGAAAGTGAGTAAAGGATGGATTTCCTACCACAAGATGATCTTGTGCTCCTTTACCAACTAATTGCATTAATCCACCAGGCATCTTGTTATTTAATAGTTAAGATAATGAAAGTGTTATTTTGTAACTTGCCATTTAGGATCATGAATACATTTAATACATAATCCTTGTTTTTTAGGAGATCTTGTAGTACAAACACATATCTTAGTAGCAATTAATTTTTTACCATTTTCTAATTGTTGCTGTGTTACTTGATCTGCTGTTAAAAACGCTTTATACCCTGTCCATCCTGAAGCTGTTCTACGAATTCTTGATGAACCCATTTCTCTAGGTAAATGAAAATTTGGAGGATAAATAGTTTGAGGAACTGGTGGAGGATGTATATCTCTATTTTTTCCTAAAATATCAAGTTTAGTTTTATCAAAATCATTTCCACTACCTCTTAATCTTTTTAATCTTGTAAGGTCGCCTGAAGACAAACCTCTTGTTCCTGCTTGCATATTAGACATTTATGATACTACAGAGGTAAAAAATTTAAGTTCTTCTTTTGATGTTTGTATTCCAATTCTTAATAATCTACGAGTATCTTCAAATGCCATAAAATCAAATACTTCTAATGTATCAGGATCAAGAATAAACATTATTCCTTTAATTCTTATTTTTTGTAATCTACGTGATTTACGCTGTATATTTCTTAAATATAAAGTATCTTTCTCATCTGCTTTGAAAAATGGTTTAAACGCCAAGTCTTCAGATTTGGAGGTTGTATCAAAGCGCATACATTGTATTACAGGTTGTTCCTTAGAATGTAGTTTTCTATGTATTTCACAATCTATTGCGGATTGTTTTAAGATCAAAGAAATGTTTTTAATAATTCTAGATTTACGATATGAGACTTCATACAAATATTCATCAGAAGACATAAATGCTTGAACAGGTTCACCACCTTCATAACGTTTAAGAGACATATCATTTCTACGAATAGATACTATATTTGGTCCTTCTGTTGAAGTTAATTGTTTTTCTGTAAATGTTGAAAGATATAATTGAACTTTAACTGTACGTTCAGGTATTTCTAATTTAGCGTGAGAACAAATACGAATTGCTCTTCCAATAACTTGATCTATACGAGCAGGATTCCAATATGCTTCCATAATATAAACATTACGAACATCAGCAAGAGTAATACCTTCAGCACCAGCAGAGGAAGCCATAAAAATACATAATTTATGAGGTTTAGAATTAACTTCTGCTTTTAAAGATTCAGGAAAAGTATCAGAATAATCTTGATTAAATATTTGTCTGTATAATTCACGTTCTTCTTCATTTCCACCAATATACATAGCAAATGAAGGTTTACCTTCTTCCATTGATGGATCTTCTGTCCATTCACCTCCTTTTTTAATTAATCTATATTGTTGAAATCCATTAGCTTCTAAGACAGCACCAAATATACCTAATCCTTCCAATGTTTTATATTGTGAATAAATAAATTGATTTCTATATCCTGTAACATTTGTTTTAATATCTTTCAGCATACGTGCCATTTTAGGTGAAAATTTATCTAAGACTTCTTCTACAAGATATTTTTCAGGAGAACCTCTCATAATTTCCAAGATTTTAGATTTGTCTTCTTTTTCAGGTTTAGAATCTAAAGTTTCTTCTGACTCTTCAGGATCTAATTTAAATTTAAGTTCAGGTGGAATAGCATAATTACATACCATACGAGAAGTCATTCTAAAAGAACCAAAATCTGAATCTAAATCTGATTTCATTCTTTTTTGTTTTGCTTCTCTTTGTATTTCTTCCCATCTTGATTCCAAATATCTTAAAAATTGTTCATCAGTCATAGGAACTTTTACAAGAGTAGATTCTTCATCTAATCGTTTAGGTAATAATCTATCATCTGCTCCTTTAAAATATGATACTAATCCTTGAATTCTTCTTCCAAACATCAAAGGATTTTTAACAGATAAACCGTCAATAAATGTATTCATAAAATCTTCAAATTCTGTAGGTAAACATTCCAAATCTTCAACTACCATTTTTTCAGGTTCAGCTAATTCCACTCCTGGAAACTTTTCTTCAAATTTAGTTTTCCAAGTAGAAACCCAAACTTTTAAATCAGGTTCTTGAACAAATTCTTTATTAAATTTTACAGCTAATCTTTCACCTTTATCATTATAAGTACTTTCAAAATGAGGAGGATTTCTTGTCAATAAAAATGTTCTTTTTACTGAATTATATTCTATTGTATCAACATCTTTTAAAGATCTAAAATATGCAGTCATTAATGATTCATCCCATGTCATTGCTGATTTTGTAGGTATACTTATTCTTGTTATAGGTCCTCTTAGAAGATTCATTAAAAAAGCAATTTCATTTGGTCTATTAATAACAGGTGTTCCTGATAAACATACTATCTTCGTATTTTTTGCTTTATAAATCATTTCATATAATTTCATTTTTATGAGACGTTGTGATACAACACTTCCAATTAAATTATGTGCCTCATCAATAATTACAACTGAATCATCAAACATATGTGGTTGGTCAGGAGGTAATATTTTATCTACATTTGTTGATGATAAACCATTATAATTTATAAATGTAAATCTTGAATCTAATATATCATCAATTTGTTGTCGAATACCTTTTTGTAGTTCGCCAGATAAAGATTTAAAATTAGGTGCACGATCAGGTATAGTTACATAATATTTTCCATGAGAATCTAAAAATCCTTGTGTAATTCCTAATGTTTTCGCATGTTCTCTATCACCTTCATTTCTTAAAGGTCTTACTTCCCAATGCTGTTCAAATGCATAAATAGGATCACCACATTTACGAATTTCTCCTCTATAATTTTCTTGTAATGAGGCAGGTAACATTACAAATACTTTTTTAGTAGTCATTAACGATTCTGCTACTGCAATAGAAGAACAAGTTTTACCTGAACCTAACCCATGATATAATAATAAACCACGGTAAGGAGTTTCAATTAATAAATAATCTCTTACAAGTTTTTGGTAAGAAAACAATTCTTTTGTGTTTGAAGGACCACCTCTTTTTCTACATAGATCTTCTTTGACGTCCAAGGGGTCTTTATCAGTTTCTCTATAATTGGATTTGATAAAGATTCTGGTAATAGAATCTGAGAAAGCTTTACGATTTGGAAGAACATATAATTTTGGTTCTGGTTGCTCCATTATTTTTGGCGAGGAATTGATAATGGAAGAAGTATTGCGCAAAAACCCTAAATTATGGATGATAGCATTTTACCTCTTTTTAGTAGCAGGATTTCTATATATAAAACCTTCTGTCGCATTTGGAGAAAAAGGTCGAGTTCGACCTTTCGGTGTTGCTAATAAAGAATCTACTATATTTCCTATTTGGTGGTGGATGTTTGCTTTTGCTGTTGTTTCTTATCTTGGTGTTTCTTATACTCTCGGTTATAATTTCTAATTTAGAGAACAATAAGAATACACGATAATTACGTGGTAAAAGTTGTAGATATAATAAAAAAACAGATTAATTATAATGAGTTATATTTCATTACGACAAGGAAAAGTTCTTTATAGAACTCCTTCAAGTAATAATGAATATGGAATTTATGGAAATTTTTTTTCTTCGTATGAAATTGCCAAATTATATATTGAAAATACACCAGGTTCAAGAAAAGTTGTTAAATTTAAATCTACACAAAATCTTAAACTTTTAAATTTTGGTGATATAAATACTTTTAAATATCTAGATAAAACTCTTAAAGGAAAAGTTCATGAAATGTTTCAACAATGGTCAGGTTATGGGTTAACAGAATTAAGTATATATGACAATAAAAAAAGAGAACTTTGCTTATACGATAAAAAAGCAAAGACCACTCCTATTATTTGTGATCAATTATTAGATACAATTGAAGGTGAATATGGTCATAAAACGTTAGGTAAAGAGTTTTGTAAATTAGGGTTTGATGGTTATTATTTACCTGAAAAATATATTCGAGCAAGAGATTTTGAATTATTAGATGAAGATGTTTTATTTCACAAAGAATATTTTATTTGTAATTCGAAGGAAAAATTAATTAAGGTTTCTTAGATTCGTTCTTTTCTTTTTCTAATTCTTTTGCGTGTAACTCGGCAATCATTTTTGTTTTGAATTCAGTCATTTCATTTAAGTCAGGATTACATACTTTTTTCTCAGCAAACATTACAAGATATACAATTGCAGGCATAATACCTAAGAAAAACAAAATCCACCATAAACCAAATACATTTTTTATATCAGGAAGATAACTATCAAAAAATGATATTACAGGTGTTCTTATAAATTCAAAGTATCTATTGAATGCATATACACTAACAGACACCGTGGCTAAAATCATTCCTGAAATAAAAGGCCATTCTAAGTTACCCCATTTATTACATAAAAATCCTGATGAAAAATATGTTATACCTGCTCCTGCAGATGACATTATACCGCCTACTACTACACTAGCTTTGGCAAAACTTACCCAATCCATTATAGTTTTGGTTTATAAAATTTTACTTCTTTTTCTAACCTTTCAATCAGTTTTTTACGTTCTTCATAATGAGGACGAGTAATATTTTTACAATCTTTTAAAGTCTTCCATTCAACAGCAGATACTTCTCTGCGTTGCATAGAAGTTAATCTTTGTGTTAAATCAAATTGTTTAGAATTTTTTAATAAAGCTATAAAATATGTGTGTCTATATGTAACGTCGTTTGTGGCCACAAATGTTTCTGTTAATGAAAAGTCTTTTAACACTTCATAGGAACATTCAGGAATATTTGTTTCTTCATAAAATTCTCGTATAGCACATTCAACATCACTTTCGCCTTTTGTTCTTCGTCCTTTTGGAAATCCCCATTCTGGATCTATAAATACTGTTTTATTTTCATTGACTAATTTTGATCTATCAATTGAATTATATTTATTAAGTGAATCTTCATATTCTAATGATTTCGTATCTCGTCCAATACCCCATAATCGAGTCCATAATTTATCAAATGGTTCTCTTGATATTAGTTCTTGTTCTTGTTTAGTCATATTTTTAATTAGTTTACTAACATAAGGCAAATTCAAAGGTTCATATTTTCCTCTAATAAATTCCATATAAGTCATACTATCTTTACGCTTAACCATTACCACACTTAATTTATTTGGATCAGCAGGCAAATTCAAAGGTTCAAATTGTCCTCGCAATAGAAGAAGACCATAAGATATAATAGGTTCTTTACATACTCTAAATATATGCCCACTTTCACCACAGTTATTACAATACATTATTTTACTCGTCATCATTCTGTTAAAGTTGTCCGTTTTTAACTTCCTGCTTTTTAACAAATGGGAATATTTGGTTCTACACCTGTAGCTCCAGCTGTAAGAATTGCTCCTGATTTTAGTGGTGCCACTTTAACAGGTGCTAATGTTTCACAGCAATTTGCTACCGCTCAAACAAATGCGAATGCTGCTATTACTGGTGCTATACAACAAGCAACTGCTAAAACAAGTGGATTTTATTTTCCGATTGTCATTATATTACTCATTTTATTCTTCATAGCTTTAGGTATTGTTATGTATGATACATTTGCACCAGATTCATGGCCCAATATCTTTTTTGATAAAAAGTTTAGTTCCACTAATAATAGTTCATCCTCTACAGGAGTAAGAGGTCCAGTAGGAAGTCAACCTCCTGCTCCACCTCCTACTATAATTTCATCTTTGATGAGTTATTTTATGGATACATCGTCATCAGGTGATTTTTTACCCAGCGGTAGAAGCGCAGAATCAAGTTCATCTATAGAAGGAAGTAAGGCTCCTTTATCATCACAAAAAGATGGAGCTTATTCTATGCAATGGTGGATGTTCGTAAAAGATTGGAATTATGGTTATGGTAAAGAAAAAAGTATTGTAAAACGTCCTGATCCTACAAATTCTTCTATTCATAATCCACACATTTCATTACATCCTACAGATAATTCAATGAGAATTAGTGTTTCAGTATTCCCTACAAGTGAAGGTGGATCATCTAAAACTGAACCTGCACCTGTAGGACATTCAGGATCTACCGATGATGTTTTTATATGCGAAGTTCCTGATATTCCTCTTCAATCTTGGTTTTCAGTTTCAGTAAGCGTTTTTGGTCGTAATTTAGATGTTTATATTAATGGTAATCTAGTTAAGTCTTGCTTTTTAACAGGTGTTCCTAAACCTGCTACAGGTGATATTAATTTAACTTCTGATGGCGGTTTTTCAGGAAAAATATGTAATTTCTACCACCTTTCTAGAATGATAACTCCTGGTGACGCAATGAAGTTTTATAATAGAGGAACTTCATGTAGAAATGATTCTGGAACAGAAAATACTTCTTCTTCTACAGGATATTCAGTTAAATTTGGTGTTTATGATGCTTTAGGTAAAGAAGTTCAAGAATACGCTTTTTAATTATATAATTTTTCAATTTCTAATTTAATTTTTTCTATTAAAGTTTTATTTAATTTACCTATAAGCATTAACATAAGAGGTTTATCACCTCCACTTTTATCAGTATAAGAAATAAACATTAAACTACTAATAAATGATATAGATTCTCGTGGTAATTCATAATTGATAAAATAACGCTTGTAAAATTCTACAAATTCTTCTAAAACGTTATTACTATCTGTAATTAATCCACCATATAAATCTTGATATTCAAATGCCAGAATTTCAAATGTCTCCATAATATTATTATTATAGTCAAATATTGAAATCCATTTTTAATATTTATTTAGTTAATAATAATGGAACAATCTTCTGGTTCAAGTATACCTGGTATCGTTATTGTAGTTATAGTTGTTCTAGTTATTGTTTATTTTATTGCTAAAAATTTACCTATGAATTCTGTAAATATTCAACCTCATATTGAAGATGGGCGAAGGACATTTACAAGTAAAACTTCTCTTCCTAAATCTTTTAATCAAAAAGAAGGATTATCTTTATCTTTTACTTGTTGGGTAAAAATAGATGATTTTGCTTATAGATATGGCGAACAAAGAGTTATATTTACTAAAGGACCTACTGATTTATCTTCTATGTGTCCTGCTTTATTAATTGATGGTAATACTAATTCTCTTCTTGTAAAAATTGATACTTTTGGCGCTACTGAAATTATTCCTATTTCTAATATTCCTGCAAAGAAATGGTTACATGTAGGTATTGTAATTGATCAAGACAATGTAGAAGTTTATATTAATGGATTAATTCATACTTATCGTACATTAGTTCAAGTTCCTCGTCAAAATGATGATACAGTTCATACTGGCATTGGTGGTGGATTTGATGGTAAAGTTGCTTCTATAGAATATTATCCTCGTGTTTTGAGTGCCTCTGATATTAAATCAGCAATGACAAAAACACCTTCTCCTGATCCTTCAGAAAAAGGTATTGGTCCTATGCCTCCTTATTTTGATATTAGTTGGTGGTCTAAGAATTCTTCATAGCTGATATAGACGCTTTTGCCATACTAGCTTGTGATGCCCCTGCTTGTGCTTGACTTTTCATATCAGCAACTTCTTTTCTTAAACTATCAACTTGTGTTTTCATCGTTTCAACATCACTTTCTAAACTACTCAATGTTGGTGGTGGATTAGCAAGATATTCTTTTATTATAATATGTTTGTTTGATATTGCAAACGCTATCAAACAAAATAGTAAAAATAATATTAATTGTTTTCCCTTAAACATCTTTACTTATTATAAGTATAAAATGAGTTCTCAAGGCGCAAATACTACAAATTTAGATGGTTATGCTTTTGATAAAGATTCTGTGCGTGATTCTTCTGATTATACACGATTGAAAAAAGAAAGAGTTATTTATGCTGATCCTAAACAGCAAACTATTACTAATACATCAAACCCAACTGATAAAACAGGATTAGCGTATGAAAAATATGGAAGTGAATTTAGATTAACTTTCTTAAATGGAAGATTTAAATGTACATCTTGTCCTGCTAACGCTTTTAGTGGTAATGGTGTAAGAAGTGGTGTTTAATATTTAGGAAATATCTTTTTCTCTTTTAAGAATTTCTCTGTATATTTTGAAAGTATTTCTAATAAATCTGATTTTAATTCACCAAGTAAATTTAGAATTCTAGATTTATTTGTTGGTAATTTTTCCATTCTTACTAAGGTATCAATCTTGTCAAACATAGATTTTTCTTTATTAATATAATCAGGTAAAGATATATTTGATAATCTTCCTTTAAATTGATTAAATTCAAATTCTAATTTAGAATAAGGTAAATTATTTTCATATTCAAATAAATCTTCAATTGTTCCTATATCACCATATACAATATATAATCTACCTAAATCTCCATTAAATAAAGGCGATAGTATTTCTAATATATCTGTATTATTTTTATACCTTGCTAATGAAAATATTCGTTTAGCCATTTTATAATATTTTTTCTCTGAATGTAAAACATAAATATTTTCTAAAATAGATTTTTCAAAATCTTTTATTCCAGGATTTATTGTTTCTCCATTAATAATAAATTCATATATCATAGAAAAATCTGTAAATCTATTATTTTGAACCCATGACATCACATCTAATTTTGTTATTGTAGGTGTTTGAAACGCTTCTTCCAATGTAAATTTTCTTCCATCTTTTAAAATTTTAAAACCTTTTAAAACTTCCCATACTTTCCATCGAATAATATTTGGTCTAAAATCTTGTTCTAATAATAACAAATCTAATTCAGACGGATTCTTAATAAATCTTTTTTTCCCTTCTTCAAATTCTTTTTTGGAAATAATTTTTATTTTATATAATTCTTCCAACTTTTCTAAAGATTTTTCTTTGTTATATGGTTTTTGTATTATTCTCCATTCTTCAACTGATCCTGATTTAATATCACCGACATAAGTCAACTGAATTTTTTGAATTGATTTTATTATTGATTTGAATTTATTAACTAATTTTTTTACAATTAAAGTTTTAGTTCCTCTGAAAGAAACTTTTTCATATGCATCATAATCACCTGCATATACTTGTGAACGCAAAGACATACTTCCAACTACATTCACATTCTTTCCATCCGTAAATGACATAGATTTTAATAGTTCTACAGCATCATTTGGATATCCAGAAGGATATGCTTTTTTTAATATTATTGAACTCATTGTTATCTTTCATAGAAAATGAAATTGATTGGATTAATTTTCTAAATAAAAACAAGGATGCCAAAAAGACCTGTTCGAGGAAGTGGTAAAAGTAGAGCATGTTCAGGTGATCTAGGTGATAGTGCACCACCTCCTAAAAAAACAAACATTTTGGATGGAACTTTATGGGTAGATGATGATACTTTGAAATCTCCTACAATCTTAGTTCTTGAAAAAGGAGATTCAGATTATGAAGATAGTGAATATTTCCCTTCTGAAGAAGAATCAACAGATGGAGAATTTCAAATTCTAATTAGAAAAAGAGCTCCAAAACCAAACGAACAAGTAAATTTATTTAATCAACAAGCAAAAAGAAAATCTAAACGTAAAGATTCATTTGAATTACCTAAAGGATTATCTAAATTAGAAGAAGATTATATTAGAAAGCAAAATAGAGCTCAAAGAAATGAATTACTTGAATTAATGAAGAAAATTAGTTCAATTGAATTAGATGAAGGTGAAGTCCCTAATAAATTTAAAGTTTTGAAAATGACTATTCCTGATTATACTAAATCTATCATTATTAAAAAACTTAATAGTCTTGCTGAAATGACTGATAATGGAGAATCGTATAAATTAAAAGCCTGGATGGACGCTTTCTTCCGTATTCCATTTGGAACTTATATTCCTCTTCCTGTTTCTATTATGGATGGACAAGAAAAGTGTACTGATTTTATGATTAAAGCACGTTCTGAAATGGATAAAACTATTTATGGTATGAATCCTGCTAAAATTCAAATCATGCAAATTATCGCTCAACTTATTGTAAATCCTTCTTCTGTTGGTAATGTTATTGCCTTAGCTGGTCCTCCAGGTGTTGGTAAAACTTCATTTGCTCGTAATGCTATCGCTCAAGTCTTAAAACGTCCATTTGAATTCTTCTCTCTTGGTGGTGCTTCAGATATTTCTAGTTTTGTTGGTCATTCATATACTTATGAAGGTTCTATTTGGGGTCGTATTGCTGATGCTTTAATGCGCACTAAGGTTATGAATCCTGTTATATATTTTGATGAACTTGATAAAGTTTCAGGAACACCTCATGGTGAAGAAATTATTAGTATGATGATTCATATGACTGATAGATCACAAAATTCTCAATTTCATGATAGATATTTCTCCGGAATAGATTTTGATTTATCTCAATGTATATTTGTATTCTCATTTAATGATATTGAAAAAGTTCATCCTATTTTAAAAGATCGTATGACTGTAATTAATTGTAGTGGATATTCTGAAGCAGATAAAAAAGTTATTTTGAAAGATTATATTTGGAAACAACTTCTTAAAACTTTAATGTTCGAATCAGAACAACTTATTTTGAAAGATGATGCTATTTCTTATTTAATTTCTGAATATTCTAAAGATGAAAAAGGTGTTCGAACTTTAATTAGAACTGTTGAAACTATGATGGCACGTCTTAATATGCTAAGAGTTGCTAATCATCCTAGCATGAAAGATTATAAATTCTATATGGAATTTCAATTTCCTATGAGTCTTAATGAAACTATAGTTAAAAAATTATTGACAGATCTTGATACGAAGAATATTGAATCTTGGAAAACAATGTATACTTAAACTTCAATTAGTTCTAGCATAGAATGACTTCCATATTTAACTTGGTAACCATCAAATAATGGTTCAGCCCATTCCAACCAATCTTTTGGTGGAACATTATTCTCTTGCATTTTTTCAATAAATTGAATCATTCTTAGACCAGCATCTTCAATTTCCATCAGTGGAGGTAATTCTCTCCCAAGAATTTCACTTATTGATTCTTGTGATTTAACACCATCCATATATCCTGCTAGAATATTTGCTAATCTTGATAAATTTCCTTGGGCACACATTCCAATGTTATCCTGTAATTCTGATTTTAGAATACGACACAAATCTGCCTTATGTTCCGATTTCAGAATGAATTGCCATACACAATCTAATACTCTTCCATAAATACCTTTTCCCATTTCGTAAATTTCAGAATCAGCACAATACATTGCAGACATTTGCCATGTTGCTTTTGGAGAAAGTTTACATTCCAAAATAATTTCACCTGGTGTTTTAGAACATTCTGTAATATTCCATTTATATTCTGTAGGAACTGGAACTGTCAAAACTTTTTCAATAATTTCTTTAACCTTCTTTATTGTTTCTGTTGTGTGAACATTCTGAGGATCACTAGCAAATTGTGCTAGTTCACCAACAGGTGCAGCTGCTTGAACACGGTGATCAACTCTTACACCAATATTATTTATATTGATATTATTAATATTTTGGTTAATTATGTTAATTATGTTATCTATACGTTGTTCTTCTTGTCGTGCTACACGTCTAGCAAATAACAAATCTTGTCTTTCTTGATGTCTTTGCCTAGCAACAGCATCAGGATTTACACCTGTAACTCGAATTTGCTCTCGTTGTGTACGATTTAAATCAGTTCCTTGACGCATATGCGTTGCAAGCATAGTAGCTCTCTGAATTCGATATTCTTCAGTTAGAATACGACGTTCTTCTCCTTGAATAACACGCCATCGTTCATGATAATTTGCATCGAAATCTCGTATCTGTTTACGCTGAACATATAAAAGTTCAAAACGCGCTACGGTATGAGGACCTTTCATCTGAACTACATTATCATGTAGTTTACAGCGATTTGTCTGATTTTCTCCAGTTAATGTACGACCACATATAGTGCCGTTTATCTTAATTGCTATACACTCTGGCATCTTGCTTTCCAATTATTAATATAAACCGATTCCGTTTTAAATCATGAAAAACGGATTTCTTGGTTCCAATGAATATAATGGTAGGGACATCCACAGGGTGGCCCTAGGACGTGCTACGAGTTATCGTAACTTTGTAATCTTATCGCTATCGACTAACGCCTTGCTGGTGAAGGTCTTTGGCTTTGAGGTTGGGTGGAGCACGACTCTGGGTGAGCGAGAGTTGGGGGCTCCCCAGTATCGGACGCATTAATACCGTGACTAGCTTAATTGTATCACGCGACTTCGCTAAGACAGCAGAAGTGTGGAAGAATGCGACGAAAGAGAGTGCGAGGAGGGGCACTCTTAAATTCCTCCCAACCGAAAGGGGGGTCTAGGATGCAATAAACCTACTCTGTTGACCTATATTTGCAGCACGCGCAAAACAGAAACTGTCCTTTGGTGGGCGGCGAATTTGCTGTGATGTTAGGAGCCTGCTCTGGCGAGAGAGCAGGAGGTGGGACCGCGAGGCCACACGGCGTTATATAAGAGACTGGATGGATCCTAAAGACGGACGCATTACGTGGCTGCAACTTGAGCTACGCGACTCCGCTGCCTATGGGCGGGGTGTGGAAGAATGCGACGGAAGAGAGTGCGAGGAGGGGCACTCTTAAATTCCTCCCAACCGAAGGGGGGTCTAGGGTCAGAAGAACCCTAATGACGGACGCGCCACGTGTGAATGAAGGACACATAAAACTCTGGAGGGTATGAGAACCAAGGAGTGGAAGGGCGTGACGGGGAGGGTGCGAGAGAAGGGGCACCCTAGAACAGGACACATTACGATGTGTTTCTCCAACGAATGACTAAGATGCAAGTACGAAGTATTCGTGGAGCAGGAGATGGCCACCGTGGCTCCTGCAAAGTCCTCAGCCCACAATGTGGGAAGGGGTCGGCACTGATGGAAAAAGTGACGAGACGGAACAAAAAGAAACTTGGCCTCCACGCGGCTGTTCTGGATACACTTCTGCTGACAGAAGTTAACTAACAAGTTTCGCCCCCTTTTCCGCATTCGCGAGGATGCAAAGGGGATG